GATGTCCCCTGCGAAATCTCCGTTGGCGTTTAACATACCAGCACGGCCTCTGCGTTTGGTCAGCGAGAATTTGAATACAGGCTCTTCTCCTGGCTGACGTACCAAAATTGCACACTCCCTCATGTAATTTACGAGTTCACTCGATCCTGCCCCACTGTATGAAAGGTCTGATGGAGTCTGCCCCTCTTTGTCTTTGGCTGACTTTGGCTTAGTTGTATGGTGAACGGCAATCAAGATACACCCGGTGTCTTCGAGTATGCGCGCAACTCCATGTCTTAGAAATTGAGTCATAGCCTGCTGATCGGATACCTCTATACCACAAAAACTCATCAGAGGGTCGACTAGGATTACATCAGCTCTATGCAGCTCGATGAGTGAACGCATCTGCTCGAGAAACTTTTCACCGACTGAATTTGTGTCCCGATAAATAAATAAGTTCTCGTCGAGCGTTTGTTGCTCGCTTGCGAATAGATTCATTCCTGCGGTAATGTCCTGATAGGCTTCGGCTACATCACCGAGGTCATTCTCCGCTTGTAGCATGACTACGCGTAATGGTCGCTTAGCTTTGATTCCAAAGAATTGTCGATTGATACAAAGTGAAACGAGAAACTGTAAAGCGAACGATGACTTACCCACCCCTGACTGCGAGACCAGCAGTAACGAACCGCCTTTGCATAGCCAGCGATTACCGATGACCGTGTTAGGGTCTTCCTTACGTTCAAATGTTTTCATCGCCTCAATGTTCATTAGCACCGGGCCTGACTTCTTCTCGCGTTTGATTAGGCTCTTGAGCGTCCCTTCGTTGTAAGCGATTAAACTTTCTGGGTCAGCGTTCGGATCAGAGGCGAGTCGTTGGACGTGTTCGGCATTGATGGCGATGGCACGGAGAGCTGCGGTGCGTTTTATCTCATCGCTCCAAGCCTGGTTAAGTCGTGATTCTTTTACCTCGCTTGTTAGTTCGTTAATGTAATGTGCCTGCACCGTTGAGTTGTTTGCTCGCAGTGCATTAAGGATAACAAGTTCGTCGGGGTGATTACCTTGCTCGTTTATTTGTTTAACGCAGAAGGCAATCTCTTGATGGATTGGTTCAAAGAAGTCGGCAGGCGATAGGTCTTTAATGTCGAGGCCGTCACGGATCACAACGCCAAGCAGGTAGCGTTCGGCATAAATTGCAGAGGGGAGTTTTAACATAGGGTTGTTGGGAGAGTCGTATGTGTCGGCAGTTGGGTTGCCGTTCAAGATAATTATTTAGCGTCGCGTTTCCAATATATCGAATTGGAGTAGCGGAGAGGCTTCCATTGAGCGAAGTCCGGTAGATAGTGTAGTTTCGTTTTAATCAGGCCAGTGCAGGCGTATTGTATTTTCTCTACGCGGAATTGTAAGCCGTGCTTCTTAGCGTACGCGTCGACTGCGTCTTTACTTACTTGGAAGTGATTTGCTATCTCTTGGCGCGTAACCCATTTAGCGCGTAGTTTGTTTTTACCTTTGGCTTGTGCTATGCCTTCGAGTGCCTGGTGCAAACGATTGGCGAGTTTGTTAATGTCGCGGTTCATTTGTTTAATGTTCCATCAACATATTTTTGAATGCGTTCACCGATCCATCGCATCACAGGAACTGCCATCGAGTTACCGCAAGCCTTGTAACGAGGGCCGTCTGGACACTCGCTCGCGGGCTTACCCTTCCACGGAATCATAGAATAGTCGTCGGGGAAACCTTGCAATCGCTCGCACTCTCGCGGACTCAAACGACGAACTGCCATAGTTGGAGAAAAAACTGCTCCAGTATGATTTACGTCCGAAGCCGAACAACTTAAAGTCTGACTAGTTTTGGAAACAGTTTGATTGAATGCATCAAAAGCCATTACTGCTGGCGCGCCGTGACCTCCTGCGGTTCGTAGCGGGCAATGTAAATCTCCAGTTAATTGTTGATTATATAAGTCAACTCCTTGTGCATAGGCAATATGCGGCATCTGATCGCCCGGTGTTGCTTTCAATGTAGTCGTTGCTTCCGTCGATGGATCAGCACCAGCGTCACGACGAAGGTTGCCTGGTTGAAATGTAATAGCCAAAGCGTCTGCTTCAACTCGTTCATTACCTGTTCGAGAGTAAGGAGGCCCACTAGCACCAATAGTAGGTGCTATATCTGAAACGCTTTGATGTGTTACAATAGCCAACGGATCTGAGTCTCCTTGCTTTGCACCAGCCGTAAGTGTTGGGCAAGTATCTTGCTCTGTAATCTTACCAGACAAACGTAATTCACTCAACTTAACTATCTTTGGCTCTAATATTTGTGCATTATGTATGGCGGTAATTTTTTCAATCGCTTCATCTGATGAACCGCCTTTGCTTCCTTTACATGTTGTTATGGTAGGTGAAACTACTTGCACCGCGTGTGGCCCACGACTTACCAAAGTTGGACAAGTTTCAGTCTGTTCAATCAATGGTTCGTATTGTGCATTTTCACCTTGATTAAAAGCAGCCCGATCAAGAACTGTTGGTACTACTAAATCAGTAGCGTCTTTGTAATCTCTTTCTTTACAGGTTGATGCTATTCCTTTGTCTCCGTATTGTCCGATGGCTTGCATGTCGAAAAGTTGCCCGCCTGTCTTAGTGCTTGCTCCAGCATCGGAGGTAACGCCTTCCCCCTCTTTGTCGCTCTCCTCAATATCCCCGAACAAGCTTTTGCGCTCAAATAAAATCTCTGCGGCAGTTCGCCAGTTTCCAGCACCTTCGATAGCGAGGAGGAACACTCTTTTTCGGCGTTGTGGGACACCGAAGTATTGAGCGTCACAAATCCTCCAAGCGAACCCATACCCGAGTTGAGCCAACGCCCCGATGAAGGAACCGAAATCTCTCCCTCCACTTGAGGACAAAACACCGGGGACATTTTCCCAGAGGATATATTTAGGCCGTAGGTGGTCAGCCAATGCAAGAAATGTGAGTGCAAGGTTTCCTCTTGGATCGTCGAGTCCTTTGCGGAGTCCTGCAACGCTGAATGCTTGGCAGGGAGTTCCTCCGACCAGAAGGTCGACTGTTCCGCGTTGGATTGGCCATTCTTTGAATTTTGTGAGGTCGCCATAGTTAGGTATAGTTGGGTAGTGGTGTTTTAGTATTTGTGATGGGAAAGGTTCAATCTCTGAAAAGCCGACTGGTGTCCAGCCCATATGATGCCAGGCGACAGTTGCAGCTTCCATTCCAGAGCAGACGGATAAATAACGTAAAGGTTTTGTTGTTGGGTTCATTTTAGGTGAGTTATTTTTGTTTTCGGACTCCATATATTCAGATCAGACTGCCAAACCCAATTCTTTCCTACTCGATGTGCCAGCCATACTTTCCAATCGTTGCCGTCTATAAAGCCGTAAGCAAAACCCTGACCGTGACGGCTGGTCGCTAATCTCATCGAGCTATAAGCCATGTCATCGGTACGGCATAGGCAACCAGCGGAGTAAGCTGCACCGCCTCCGTGCTTCTGTAAATTAACCTGTTCGAGTCGATGAATGTGTCCGCAGATAAAACCGCCACCTGTGTCCGCGTAATGTATGCCTTGCTGAATCACTGCGTTAGTGCCGTGCGAGTAGCCGTGACCGAAAGCCACAGGCCCGAGGCGATAGATTCCTTTCTTAGCGTGATAAGGTAAGATTACTTTTGCACCGGCTTTTCTCGCAGCTGAATTTATTGCCGTTTTAACATCCTCGCAATAGTCGCGTACAAGTGCCGAGCCTGAGTTCGCAATCAAGTTATCGAGTCGTGCTTCGTGGTTGCCCCATAGGTAGACCGTAGGCTTAAACATATTCATAAAGTCGATGCCACCTTGTATATCTTGCTTAAGACTCTCGGCAGATTCCGCATCGTTACCAACCCCACGACGCAGTGATCGGAAGTCAAAGCAGTCCCCGAGGTGTACGCGCACGGTGGGCTTGTAGTCTTTAATAAATTGCTGGACGGCTTGGAACGACTCCTCGTCGACCATATCACCGTGGTTATCGCCTACTGCGACGAATCGTATTGGGTTGCTCATTTTTTTAGGGTTAAATTCATTTGAAGGATAATCGCGTCACGCATTTGCTTTGCTTCTGTAAAATCTTTAGAAAGTTTTCGCATAATAAATAAATTGGTACGTTTAATTCTTAAGTAATAATAATTACCACCTGGTTGTTTGTAGAGATATGAACGCTCAGGGTCAAAAGTATTAAATGTAGATTTAGGTCTTCCTCTGTCACCCGTTCGTGTGTTCTTAGGACAGGACGCTAACCAGTAGGCTCTTTGTGCGCTGATCCCGAGTCTCTCCGCATAATCTAATTGCTCGGCACTCAGGAAAGGACGCTCTTCGTCCGTAGTGTTATCGGTTATAGACTCCATTGCTTTGCAAGCATACGCCCTTCGTGCATGATTAACTGCCGTTGTTCGGTGTCGTAGTGGTACTCCTGGTCGAAGCGTACTATGTCACGAATCTCGCAAATGCTATTAGCCTCTTCAGGGTTCGCAGCTGAAATGCCGGAGGTCGAAATATAAACCGTGCGTACCTTCCAGCCTAGAGGAATTAAAAGTTTCTGACAGACTATCAGCTCGTTCAAGTAACGCCAGTCAGTGCAGACTACGGTATCAAGTGGCATACCATCATCGTCGTATCCTTGAGCAACGGTCTGGGCCATAATCTCAGCAAAGACCGAAGGCTTCAGGTCTCGGGCAAAAGTTCCGCAGGCTACTAGAAAGCGTCGGTTAGTGTCCTTGAATCGGTCATCGTGAAAGTCCCCTTGCAAGTCTAAGCAGTCGAGAAAGACATTGGCAGAGTCCTTGAGCGAGTCCGCAAAGTTAATCTTCTCTGCGTTCTTTTCAGACCATTCTAGAATGCCGTCCCCGAGCGTGTCTTTACCTGCTCGCGCGTAACCGCAGATTAAGACCAATGTCCGTTTGGGGAAAATACTCTCCAACGGATCGGTATAAGCTGAATCGTCCACTTTAAAATGGTGAGTCAGGCTTAGTAAAGTCAGGCACTTGTGGTGCTTCGGCGTTAAGCGTTGGCTGACCATTTGAGTTACCTAAGATTGATTTGATTGATTTGAATTTGTATTTGAATTGCGGTCTGCCGTTCCATTCACCGTTCGGAGTTACTTCGAGGTCTACTTCGGCTACGCAGTTCGCAGCTGAGTCTACAAGCTCGATGAATTGGCTAATGTGCATCTGCTCTGGTGCTTGGACGTATTTGTTCGTGAATTTACCTACGAGCATAGCGACTTGTTTAGTGCCGAATTGCGTAGAGTAGTTTTTATTAAAGCAGAGTCCTTCGGCAGTCATGAAGAAGATTGAAACCGATGGGAAGCCACCAGTGTTCAATTTGTATTTCTCTGGCTTTGGTTTGCACAAGCGAAGAACATAGACACCGGAAGTGTCGATGGTGGTGAGGGGTGGGCGATCTGGTGATGGTTGGCTCATAGTATGTTTGATGTATGTTAAAATTATGCGAAGGTGATTGGTGTGCCTGTGGTCGCTTTATTTTCCCAGTCGAGGGTCTTAATTGTAGAGCCATCAGAATAGCCAGGCCATACACCAGTTTTGGTGCATTCAGTATATAATTTAATTGCGGTCTCTAGTTTTATAAAGCCATCAGCTAAAATTTGTGGCCCGAGTTCATATACTGCACCGATAAACGTATCTTTCTCCACTACACAAAATCTAAATCCCATTGGTTTAACTTTAGTATATTTTTCAAATGCTCGCATATATGTTACTGCCTGTAGGTGATACATATATTGGTAGGCGGTCTTTAAAAATTCTTTTGGAGATGCACCACCCGCTTCGCAGCTCTTTAAATCTACTAGCCAAACTTTGCCATCTGCATCTTCAGCAACGTAATCGATGCTAGATTTAATTGTGCAGTGTTCATTCTCAATGGATAGACAAGTCATCTCTGTAGCCACTGGTTTGCTTATTCCGTGCTTCTCGAGCAGGGCCGTCATAGCGTCGCCAAGTTTAAGCGCCATCTCATATTCATCAGCATCAACGGCTTCTTCATCTTCCTTGAGATTGTCTTGAAAAAACTTCACTACCTCACGTCCCTCTTTAGTCCTGCGATCCACGTCTGGGAGTGGTTTATATTTCTGAAAAAGTTCATTCTGTAAAACGCACGCGTGTGTTAATTTACCGATGCGTAGTGCTTTAGTTTCTGGACTAGGATTATTTAAAAATAATTGATAGTGAGCCGGGCTTTTAGATAGCAGAATTTTGCTACCTGAGTAATTTAAACACTGCAGGGCATCATATTGAACGCGTTTGATGTCTTGGATGGGCATAGGTGTGTTAGTTAGTTGTGGATAAAGTGTGAATTAAAGTTCGTGATCATCATAAGGCTCTTCAACGGTATGGCTGACTTCCCGAGCGTGTTCAAGTGCTAATTCTGCGTAGTGTTCCAATCGCTCTAGGTTGTTGCGTGAGACGCGTAGGGCGAGTACGATGGAGTGAATGCGGTCGTGCAGTGGCTTTACGTCGGCAATCTCTTCCAGGCGTTCAGGCTCGATGCGGTTGGCTTCGATGAGAGCTGCGAGTATAGCGTTCTCTAGGTTGGCGTGGTCGTTGCGTGTGGTCTGCGTGTTATGGTTCAGTTCGCAGTCCGATAGGTTGTCTCGGATTAAGCGGAGTAGGCGCTCAATGTTTTCAGTAGTGGAGTTGCTCATTGTATGTTAAAAGTCGGCTTCAATTAGTTTCTTCTTACCACGGACATAGACCTTATACTCTGATCGCGAGAGGGTCGGAAGGTTAACGCGTTTCCATTCTTTCAGGGCTTTGGA